ATAGAAATATGTGCACCAACCAATCCTATGATGCAATGCCAGTGCGTGATCATCCGCCACCGCGAGAAAGATTGGTTGAATATGTATGGGAAGGAGCGATGAAATGTGTTCATCATGATATATGTTCCTGTAATTTGAGAATGATCTTTCGCTCAAATTTGGAAATGGCTCCAGTGTTAATTCATCGAGTTATAGAAAAAAGAATGCGTTCTAGAGAAGAGATGATGTCAGCAGCGTTAGTTGAAATGCAATCTTTATTTGTAATACGAGGAGGTATAGTGATGCAGAAACATACAGGACAAACTCAGGACATAAAAATACGCAATGCTATCCGTGCGACAGGGTGCACAAATATTCGAGAGATCCCCGCTCCAACAGAAAGAGTAATTTCTGCAAAAGACGATCCGATGCAAATTCCAGTGAAAGAGGTTGAAAATGCAGCGAAAATGGCAGATAAAAAATGTTTGAAGAAGTTTATGGAATAGATAAGTCTTTGAACTGGTATTCTCGCCATGTTTTCGCACCTCTTCCAGAACTGTCCAATTTTAAAGACACCAGAAAACGAATAAAGGGAACAGAGGCGTTACAGGTGCCCTCATTGTTAGCGATGGTAATGTCTAGTCAGTCTATGTACAATAAAGCATTTGGTGGTACAAACGGCAGACCTCATGTTATATCAGCTATGAAAGGAATGGAAGATGAAAAAGTTGTTAGAATAATTTCTAAGCATGCGAGAAATACAGATGTAATTACTGATAAGTTGAAAGAAGTTATGGACAATGTTCCTGAAGCATTGGATTATATGTACTCAGCAATGGATACAGTTAAGTACATAGCAACATTTCCTCCTATAGTTACTATGGAAAGGGTGAAAGATATGTATTTAGGAGCATCAGCTGGAACATTTATTGAACACTCAGAAGTAAAAGAAATATCTCCCGAAATCAATTTGGAAATAAAAGCTGGAAGAAAAAAATACATGCAATAGAAGCGGTGTTAAAAGCTTCACATAATTTTTGGACCGGAAGAGAGCCTCTGCCAGTAACGTTCACTAAATCATGGAAAACTGAAACCAAATTTGATTGGGTGGCTCAATTAGTAGCGGAAACGTTTCATGCATTTATGGGTAAAGCAAGAACGTTTGAAATAGGTAATACCTTTTATATAGTGCAAGAAAAAGTATGCCAAACAGTAAGAATGCTAGTAGAAAGGTGGAATGGCATCTGCATTGGGATGAAATGGGCATCAGGTGGAGCACAAGAATTTGCGCAACAATTTTATGTGGAAGAGGGATTGGAGTATCAAGTTAAGTTAGATGATGGAGATTTCTCTGCATTAGATCAAACTCTGCATTATGTTTTTTTGCAATTGTTCTACACAATGGGAGGAATATATTTTGATCCTAAAGATGAGTATTATGATTTAATGGTTCGTGTTTTAGATTATGTTGCAAAAACAATTAGTGCAAGAGTGGTTCATTTATGTAATCGTATGTGGGCACTGGTTATAGGAGAA